TACATTAAATAAACCTATAGAACAAGTACCTTATTATCAAGAACCTTTAAAACTATTAAAATGAAAACAAAAGAAAAAGTAAGATTTTGGTTAGAAAAACACGAACACTTAAGAGATGATGATAACCGCTTATGTGCTAATATTTGGAATGAAGAATTAAAACAATTTGTAGATATGAATACAGCAGGTGTAAGAACATTTTTAAGACTATATTCATTTGGTAAAATAACTCCTGCTCCTAGTATAAAAAGAGCAAGAGCAAAACTACAGGAAGAAGAACCAAAGTATAGAGGTGATAAATATTACAAAAGAAAAGGAACATATCAAGATGAATGGCGTAAGAAGTTAGGTTATGAAAAGCGTAAGTAAATTAAAGAAAGAATTAGATAAGTGGTTTAGTCTTTATATTAGGCTTAGAGATGCTACTGATGAAGGCTTGTGTCAATGCTTCACCTGTGGTAAGGTTGCACATTATAAAACAGGTGGTAT